AGCATCACTATATGCGTCAAGCCAACCACCTTCAGGACATGCAACACCCCCAGCATCTGGACACTCAAAGCAATCACATAACTCAATGCCGGGAAAATCTACCATATCAATACCTTCTGATAATTAAATTATTCATGTATCGCACGGTTCTAGATGTGTGATCAATGTATAAAACTGGACTAATCACATCTAAATCAGTTTGTCCATTTTCTCCGGCACTGCTTGCGTTTGTAAATTCTATTTTTACTCTTGCAGCACCCAAAGCACTGTCGTTGAAAAATCCGGCAGAATTATCCCTAAGTGTAGAATCATAATCAACAGAATCTGAACCCTGTGATGTATTAGCCTCATTTGATCTTGGTTCAGGTAAAATAAATCTTTGTCTCATACTTAACCCAACGAAGGTTTGACCAGACGATGATCGTGGAATACTGACAGTAAACAGATCCTCACCCAATGCGCCAATATAGTTTAAGTAAACGAAATACTTTAAATTATTATCCAATTCAGAGTCAGTTCTAACTGGTGTGTAATAATAACCCTCATTAAATTGAACTATTACTTCTGAGTCAGAAACATCAACATCAACGAGATTGTATTCGTTTCCATTCAGACTAATATTTGGAACAACATTGTCGGGTGGTAAAAGTCCCTCTCCATACGGGGTAATTGGTGTCGCACCATTCCACCCCGGTCCACCGTAACGAATACTTCCCTCGTCCCCAGATCCATCATATGGCTCTCCAATATAGTATGACCAACTATTAATCATATATGCCATACAAGTTTGTTCTTTGTAAAACAATTCTTGCATGTCGTTCAATTCACTATTTGAAAGAGCAAAGCCCGGTCTAAAGGCAACATATTTGTAATTTAATTCTTCCTCGTCATCATTCAAATAATGTATGGGAAATCTTGAATTATATGGTGCAATTGAAAGCGGGGTTCTCGCTTCACCAGATATTTTAAATGGAACCAGACTTCTAGCCATGTTTACCTCAATACTTTCCTAATGTGTAGATAAATTGGAATGTTGCCTCTTGTGCGTCAGAAGAGGTTGTGATGCTTGTTTGATTTGAAGAAACTATGCTCCCTGTGTAGGGAATCAATGATCTAGTCTGTGACACATTGTCAATTTCAAATTCATCGGTTGTGTCTGAACCAACTGCAATTTTATCTCCTCTAGCCAAATTCAAAGTGTCTTTTCCTGTTATAACCTCTATGTCAGCGTTGGCAGCGGTGCTGGAATTTTGTTTATAGTTTACAACTTTCAACCCACCAAAAGGTCTAAATGTGTTGTCGGCTCCAAATTCTGACAACTGGTTGGAAACAAGTTGAGATCCTTTCCCTGAAAATTCTTGTTTCAATTGATCATTGGTGCTTGATTCTTTTTCAATGATTGTTTTATCGACAATCAAACCTCCCGAAGTTAAAGTTTCGGCCCCACTTACAAAACTAAAACTTCCAACATTTGGTTTGACTGTTATTTTGGTTACATTTGAAAAAGTTGCAATCTCGTCCGTATTTTGCAAAGTCCCTGCGATATATTCAGAGTTTTGTCCTGCAACTTTAACATCTCGTATGATTCCATACCGATTAAAGGTTGTTTGATTTGTTCCAAAAGTGTCTGCGATTTTGTCTGTTCTAACATTAACTTTAATCATAACTCGGTTGCCATTCAAAATTCTTCTCGGATTTGCAAAAACACCGTCATTATAATCAATGGAGACTTTAAGTCTCGAACCTAAATTGTTTGTAACATTATTAAACACCACATCTCGATAACCTTTCCCCCGACTCAAAAGTTCAACACCATAAATGATGTGATCTTGTCCCTTCTTGAAAGTTAAAAATCTAGCACTTGCACCCGCACCACTTAAACTTGAAATCGTTATAGATGGGTTTTCAATCGAAACTTTCAAATCATTTTCATCCAGTCCAGTGAGATCAACAAAAAGTGAAATTAATTGTCCAGAGTTTTCAATTGACTCTTTGTAAACATTCGCTTGCAAATAAGAATTGCTGTTTGGATTCAAATTTTTTGCATCTTCCAGTGCAAGTTCATATCCCAATTTAAATGACTTTGTGCTTGAACAGTTACCGCAAAGTCCACCTTTTGTAAATGTATATGATCTGTTTAATCTTTTTGCGATGTCAAAACCTTTAGAACAATTTATGCGATCCGTGCAGAAATCAAAGTCACCTTTTTGATATGCCACACCGGATACTGAATCAACTGCTGGTTCGTTATAATAGAAACAGACAGATCCAGTCGCTCCAGTGTTTGGACCGCATCCTCGTCTAAAAGCCTCTTCTTTATTAGTTGAACTCGAAGAGATGTTATCATACTCTCTTACATCAGGAATTGGCATTAAATCTTTAGTGACAAATTTAAATTCCGATAAATCGAGTTTATACAAAAACTTCCAACGATACCCATCCTCAAGAAGTTGATCATCTTTACTTCTTGATGGTTTGATCGTGGAGGATGAGAGTCCAAATTTATCATAACGATTCTCCGCATTCGCTCCGACACAAAGAAAAACTTCGTCCTTGTCGTTAATCGTGTAATAGTTTCGTTCCGGTCCAGAAACTCCGGTGGGGAGACCCTCGGAAAGATACGGATAATATACTTGTCCTCTTTCCCAATTAACTTTTCGAGTTACGATTCGTACATCGTTTGCCCTAATTTTTTGAAAAAAGTTTGCTTCTTCCCATAAGGATATGTCTTGATTTACGGAATCAACATTTTCTGGATTGCTTGTAGTTCCGCCAACGAACAAAAGCCAATTACTATCGACACCACGAATGGTATCATACAACGTCTTTGCTGTATCTACTCCAAATGATCGACTGCTTTTTATTGCCATTCTATTAACTCTCCTATGGACAATCTGGTAAAGTTGTGTTTGGACTGTCTGATCTTGGTTCAAGAACAAAGAACCTGCCAATATTTATACTGCCAAAATTACCGAAACCCTCTGGTAATATTTCTGGATCCCAGCCTGGATAAGCAAATGTTTTAAATCCATCACCAGAGCCGTCAGCATCAAGATCATATGTGCAGCCTGATGGATAGGTTAAACCTTGATTGTCATTAAGACGATAAGGAATGTAGTTTCCAAGAATAGGTATTTCCGAGCCACCAATATCTTCGTCAACATCCTCTGGTTCAACATAATCGTTATCAACCACGTTGAAGAAAACTTTATAACCAGCAGGGTGAGCACTGCTTTTGTAAAGTTCCTGTGCGACATCATCAATTACGAATTTTTCTGCTGCATCGTTTTCAATTTGAATTAAATATGAAAAGTCCTGATACCAGTAACTATCTTGCAATCTTTGATAACCAACCCCCGGCGCATCACCGTCAAATAAGTCAGGTAAAAATTCACCATCCCCTGCAAAACCAACATCATAAGGTAAATCATAAAACTGAGGAACACCACCATCTAATCGTATGACATTTTTCTTTGGCTCATATACCAAGACGTTTGCGTTTGAAACAGAATATAATGTTTCAAAATAATATTTTAGTGCATCCTTTGTTGTTTTTCTTTGATAAAAATTTTCTCTGATGCCCAACAAAAAATCTCTAAATTCAGATGTATCTGGATCTATTTTATTTGCAAATATCTCAGCATATGCCCCAGATATAAATTTGAGAACTTGCACTCTTAAAGGCTTATTCTCAATAAAATCCGCAACACCCTCATAGCCCGGAGCAGATTCATCTCTACCCTCAGAATCAAACCTTGATATTTTGTCTAAGTCAATGAGTTTAAAAATATCATCATATGTTAAGTAATAACCAGATCCTCCAATTTCATTTGGATTTGAAGTATAGAGCCAGTCAAAATATTCCTCAACAAAGGAAATAAATTCAGTGTAGCCTAATATTGATAACCATTTTGGTAGTGATAAAAAATAGTTATTATTCGCAACACCGGATTGTCTTTGTGTTGACAAATTAATGGGATTATCTGGATATATCGGTGCGTTTTGTGGTAGAAAATCTCTATCTTTTCGTGTAAATCTATTTAAGTAATCGTTATAGATTTCATTGAAGCGATACGTTTCATTTTGTGGTGTGTTTTTAAATACAGACCCAAACATTACAACTCCGTAACTGTAACGTTAGATTGCAGAACACGCAAAATATTTTCTTGTCTTGCCGAATATGCGGCTGAGGTATTTCTGTTTGTAAATGTTATTTCACCAGTGAAAACATTTGGAAAAATTACCACTCTTCCGGTGTTATAATTAACTCGACCGACACCGCCGGATGAAACCACAGAAACAAGATTGTTAGATGTTCTAGTGACAAGTCTAAGAGATCCAAAACCATATTGATCAATTGTACCACCTGAGTCTTGAATAAACACATTCTCCGCTTCAAACTTCGGTGAGGTAAACGTGTTTGTTTGAATAGCACTGCCCGGAAATCCTCTGTTCAGTGAATTTTTAAAGGAAAATTCTGTGTTCCCACTCACTGACGGTCTTATGTTTCTGGAAACTGAAAAACTGATATCATTTTGATCCATTGGAACAATTGCATTATCGACGTTCTGAATCGCTGTGATTAAATCACTCTTGTAAAAAATCGTGTTAAACTTTCTTTTTCCGTATAAATCATCAACGGCATTTCTTACGGCACTTTCTAATTGGGATTTGTTTCTCTGAGTTTGCGAACCAAAGAATGAAAATGAATAGTTTAAGTTTAGCGTTACTATAGACGGTTGTAAATATTCTGGAACTATTCCAACTGGACTCTTTTCTCGAAGTCTTTCTAAAATTTCCGAGGATGATTCAAGAACGGTCAATCCCTCCTCGTCAACGGCAAAGGAAACAAAAACTCTTCCGTAATACGGTGGATCGGTTTCTTCTCCACCAAAGACAACTAAACTTTCATCAGGATCTGCATTGGGGGGAAATATATCAGATACCGCAACTCGATAGTCATCTTTGGTTACTGCTCTGTCTTGTGCAGCGAACCATTTTGGTGCAAAAAACTTAACAAGATTTAAATCAGGTCCCTCTGAACCACCAAAACTTGGAACTCGTAATCTTACTGTCCCACCAACAGAGGAAGAAAACCTTCTTATTCCATTGGATGCTTGACCTGTCGGAATAACATAACTTATTCTCACGATATCGGTATTTTTAATTTTTCTACCAACATTATCGGTGTTAAGGCTAACATTCTCTGAAGAATAAAGACCATTACCTCTAGCGGCAAATTTAATTTTTACACCTTTGTTTATGTTTTCAACAAAGTAGATTCTACTATCCTCGTTGATAGCGTAGTTTACAAATGAGGATCGAGTATATTCAGTGAAAGTTGTCCCACCGTCTGAACTTACCTCAATGCTAATTGAGTTTATATCGAGTCTTTGGTCAAAAATTGTTAATTCTTGATTTGTAATATCAATGTCGGTGGTCACATCTCTATTCAATATTAAATTTTGTGACTCGAATACGATTATTTCATCAATATTTCCCTCAATATCGGGATCATAGTCTCTGAGAGTGAAAAAAGCATAACTTCTACCATCACCGTCAATTCCCGTAAATCTACTATATTTTGGGACTCTTGAATTAATCCCCGATAACGATAAAGATGCTCTAGACGAACTGGCTTGCGGGACAACAAAACCAAGTGGTTTTGTTAGGGAAACTAAAGATTCTCTTCTCTGAGCCGTATCAATATACAACTCGTTTGCAATCATATTTGAATAAAAAGCATAGTAAAGTGTGTTGTAGGAGATGGCATCGACAAGAACGCCCATGGCAGAGCCTTCAAAATCATAATCTTTTAGCGGTCCCTCTGTATTTTTTAAATATTCTATAATGCTACTTCTAATTGAAACATAATCAATGTTTCCAATTTGAATTTGGCTTGGATCAATTGTGAGAACGCTCGAACTCTCGCTTCTCGCTGAAGAACCTTGTGATATTGTACCAGACGCTAATGAACTATAAACAGACATTTATCTTACTCTCCGTAACTCGATGGTTAGACTTCTAGTTAAACCAGTATCACCCTGCGGTTCACCTGTTAAAATATATGCCAAATCTAAAGATAACATATTTTTATCCATATTATCTGTATCCACATCTATGCTATCGAGTATGACTCTGGGTTCATGTTTTTTTAACGTATATTGGATTTGTGTAAAAAGATCAGCGATGACAGAATCGTCTGCCACATTATCAAAAAGTAAATCCACTAAGTTACCACCAAAGGTGCGATTAAACGGCTTTTCACCCAAAGAGGTTAAAATTATGTTTTTTATTGACTGTTGAATTGAGTTAATATCTTTCTTAAGTGCAATATCATACGGAGGTGAATCACCAACTTTGGTGAACGCCAAGTCAAAATCATTT